TCAGTCCGGTTCCTTGCAGAAGGGACTTTGAGTGCCAGCGCGAGCAGCCATCTCCTCCACTTCCTCGGCAAACTCTGGGTCGTGGTCCCTGATGCTGGTGGCGTAGGCTTGCAACGCGGGTCTGGAATGGCGGTCCTTGAGCTTGACGAGAAAGAATTCATCCTCCGTACCAACCGCCCCCCACTCAATGACACCCAGAGCAGCCAAACCGTCCAACATGGCCTTGGCGTGCCCGCGTTGGTCTACGGGCAACGAACGCACCGTGCGTAGGTTCGCAATGGCGTACTTTCCGACGCCGCCATTACGCGGCATGTTGCGGTCCATCCTCATTTGCGTTTCGTCCTTGTCAGCCAGCTCTTGAGGGCCTCGATCACCTGGCTGGCGTTGCGGGTGTCGAGGAAGCGCAGGTCGGTGACGCCGACCTGGGCCTGGATGAAGGCCTGCAGCGCGGCATCGCTCTTGTCGGTCAAGGCGCCGGCCTTGCCCAGGTCGCGCCACAGCATCAGCGCGTGCCACTGCTGCTTCGAGTACTTGGGCACCGCGGGCTTCGCGCTGCCGGTCCAGCCGCAGGCCTTCAGGTGCTCGATGAAGCGCTTGCGGCTGGTGCCGTCCAGCTCGCCGGCCGAGCGCTTGCCGGTCTTGGCGAACAGAATGGCGCGATAGTCCTCGTCGCTCCACTTCAGGGCCGCCACGCCGATGTGGATCTGCGCCAGCTCGTTGTTGCGAGCCTTGGGCCCGTCGAGGCTATGGAAGCGCGGGCCGGTCACAATGGCACCCCGAACCGGAGGGTGTGATGGACCTGAAAGATGCCGAAGCGAAGTGGCGCGAGCTGCACCACCAGGCCGTGGCCGCTGAGGAGGCTGCCCGCGCCGTTGAACGCGAGGTGACCTTTGCGTTCAGGGAATGCGCTGCCGGACGAGGCCCCGCGCCCGCCGAGGGCGTGCTCACCCGCGCGGAGGCGTTGCGCAAGGAGGCCGACCGATGCCGCAACGTCGAAACGGGGTACCTGAAGGGCGTCTTCGGCTGAGCCATGCGAGAGGTCCGCACGGCAGTAGAGATCCGCGAAGCGGTCGCCCGGCTGCTGAACGCCGGCCGGAAGGTGCCGATCACCGTGCCGCTGCCCACGCGGCTGTCGATGTCCTCGGACGCCTTCGATGACCGCGCGGCGAACTGGCAGATCCCGGCGCACCCGAGCTTCGCGGCTGATCGAAAAGCGGTCAAAGCAGCCATCGTGGCCGTGAAGGCGAAGTGGGACCTGGCCTAGCGTCACGCGCGCCTCCGTGCGTCCGCGCGCGCATTCAGCAGCCGCAACGGCACGTGGCCGAAGTGGAAGCCATTGCAGAAGTTGCAGTGGTAAGCGTCCATCGGCCGTCCCTCGTTGCCCACCTTTCGGATCAGTGCGCGCATGGCCTGGTGGGCTTGCTGGAAGCTGCTGAAACGGGTCTTGCCGTCGCACGCCTTGCGGCGGATGGCGCGCTTGCTGCTCATGGCTGGGCCTGCTCACCGGCCAGCAGCCGCACCTGAACCTTGCCGACGGGCACACCGCGCGGCACCAGGCACGTCGAGGAAACTCCGAACTTCACCGACCTGGTGCCCTGCACCGGCCGCTTGGCCAGGCACCCATTGCGCTCCATGTCATGAAGCCGCCGCCGGCTGAAGCCCTCCTTGAACTGGAAGTGACGGTCGACCTCCAACGCCGACCACCAGTCGCCGGACTGCAGGATGCACAGCCAGATCTCGACGTTGAGGTCGCCCAGCTTCACGACTGTGCTTCCTTCGCGGCCAACGCGGCATTGATCTTGGCGCGCACATCATGCGAATACCCGGCCACCTGGATCGTGGCGCCGGTGTCCAGCGCCAGCTCCACGCCGGCGTTGCCGTTGTAGGAGATCGAGTAGTAATGCGTGACGCGCTTCACGTCGACCTCGACCTCGCTGGCACCAACGCCATAGCCACGGAATTGAACAAAGGCAGCCATCTGCTACTCCTGGGCCTGCAGCAGGCCGGTGAAAAGTCCGCGCTGGGGCGTGCTGGCGATCGCGTCCGCCTGGTGCTCAGGGCAGTAGTGGCGGTTCTTTCCCACCTGGTGGGCATGGGCCTCACACAGCGCGCGATCGCACGTGTGGCCACCGCCGTCAGGGAAGTCGCACAGGAAGCCGCTGGGCGCCAGGCAGTGGGCTTGCTTGCCCTCCAGCCAGATCAGCGCGCAGCAGGGCTTCGGTAGCTTGCTGCCCCGCATGTGCACCAAGTTGCCGCCCATTCGGTAGCACGGCATCAGGCCACCTTCTTCCAGGGCAAAGTCATGACTTGCACGACGTTATGGAAGCCGTAGTCGCACATGTCGTCCCGCAGATCGATGCCGAATGGCCAGCGCACTTTGTTCAGGCGCTGGGTGCGCTGGTCGTTAAGCCGGCACCACTCTCCTGCTTCGAGACTGTGGTCAATCGAGGGGAACCGCTTCGACACCCTGGTCAAAAACGCATTCATCCGCGCGGCGGCGATGTCCGCTTCCTCCTTCGTCGCACAGACGAAGTACGGCGTCAGCGATTCCTCGTAGTCAAGCACCGGCCTGTAGACCAGGAAAGCGCTGACGTTCGTGCGGTGCCGAGACATCATTTCCTCCCTGCCGTCAGCTGGCGCTGCTTGACCATGTTCGCCAGGCTGCGGAAGGCATTCCGCGTCAGGCGACCTTCCGCGGTGGCCACCGCCTCGACGGCGTCTGCCCAGGCTTCCAGGAACTCAATGCTGGACAGGCGCTGCGCCGATGTCTTGTGCGCTCGCGCGGCGGCGTAGATGCGGCGCTGAATCGCGACCGGCACCTGGTGCCAGTGATCCGGGCACATGCCCTTGTTCATGTCCACCCGCACGCTGCAGTGGTTTGCGTCGCAGGTTCGCTTCATGACCGGACCTCGGGGAAGCCGTCGTGCGTGACGCCATCAAGCAAGCGGCCGGCGGCTTTCTTGCCGATGTGGGCAATGAAGGCCGCTCCCGCTTCCGGCAGGAGTTCTTCACGCTTTGGCACGGCGGGATGACCGCGAACCGTACGCCAACCCGACCGCGGGTTACCCGCAGCTTCGTCTGGTGTTGAGGGAGCCCATTCGCCCCACTGCTTGAAGTGAAACGGTACGCCAGCAGCGGCGCACTGGTCGCGCAAGCTGCGGACCCAGTCCGGGTGCATCGCGCGCGCGCCGGCCCCGCTCTCGCCGCCGACGATCACCCAGTCGATGAACTGGGCGTGTGCGCTGACCAGAGCTTGGCGCTTCAGGCCGCACTCTGCGCCGGCCGCCTTCGCTTCCGCATAAGACCTGTGAGGGCCCTTCCACCAGCCATGCACCGGCCAGATGAAGCGCCGAATGTCCACCGGACCGAGCAGCGGCTCCATCGAAAGGAAAACGACGCGGATCCCCAGCTCTACCTTTGCCAGCAGCAGCTTCACGACGTCACGATCAGCTTCGGGCTGGCTTGTGATGGTCGCACCCAGCTGTACGTTCGAGGGAAGGTACCGGGTGCCGTTCCCGGCAACGCAGCCGCTCTCCGCCACCATGCGCTCGACGTTGCCGATCCGCTTCGTCAACAGCAACCAGTCGAGAGAGGGCGTATCCCGGATGAGGTTAAAGAGGTCGTGCCGCCATGCGGGGTCTACTTCGTTGTCGAAGACGTCAGCGAGTGAGGCGCAGAAAACCCGGCGCCGCGCGGGAACGTACCTGTCAACGGAGGAGCAGGACGGACAGGCGCCGGTCACTCCAGCTTCGGCCAGGTCGCCGCGCCATCCGCAAGCCTGGCACGTGACGAACGTCGCCGCGTTCCACTGCACTGGCTTGCGCCAGTTGGCGGCCGTGGTGCGCACGCGCGCAGCGCCTGGGCCCCACTTTCCTACCTTGTCACCAGCGCGTTTCGACCAGGACTCAGCGTAGCATCCATCGCAGCCAGGGCTGACCTTGGTGCAGCCGGTCCAAGGATTGAAGGTCGAGTCGGTCCAACTGATTGCAGTGCGCGCAGTCATTGCACAACCCTCACGCAGCCCAGGTCTTGAGCGGTGGCCAGACGCGCAACGATCCGCGCCGGCTTCAGCACGGTCATGGCATTGCGCTTGGCGGCTTGCACGGCCAGGTGGCGCGTGCGCGCCGTCACGTACTTGACCTCGCGCTGAGGCTTCGACGCGGGCCCCTGCTCCAAGGTCACCACGTACTTCTTCCACTCGCGCGTCGCCCAGTAACGATCAGCGTCCTCTTGGGACTGGATGGCGAATTCCGTCTTGATCATGCGGCGTGCTCCACTTCGCGGGACACAGGCTCGTTCAGCGGCGTGCTGTTCGGGTCGAACGGGCGCAGGAAGGCGTCCGGCAGCATGGACGTCGAGCGGGTCTCACCGGGGCGGATCTGGCGACCTGACCAGTCGATCGCAGGCGCCGTGAAGGTGACGGTCACCGAAGGCGTGATGTTCCAGATCGGCTCTGGGTAGCCCGGCTCCAAGGTGAGTGTCTTCACCACCTGGTTGTTCAGTTGCTCAAGCCCCGTACCGCGATACCCACGCGGCACCACGATCCAGGCGAGCTGATCAGGCTTGCAGTTCATGGTCAGCGCCCCGAGTACTGATCCGGCGTCAGTCGCACGACTGGCACCCGCGCGCCGCTCTGCGTGATGGCGGCGAAGCGCTGCAGGAACATCTGCCGAGCCAGGTGGGGCGCCACCGGAAAGACCTTTCCCGGGATAGGCTGGATGCCAGGAATGCGTTCCCACTCCCACTCGTCGTCGTGGGCGGGCATCAGGTCGCGCTGCTCAGTTGCCAGCATGATCAGGTCAGCCTGCTTTACGCAGGCGGGTAGATCTGCCGACAGGCCGAACCTGGCCAGCACCGCCCTCTCGACTCTCTTCTCGATGACCTTGTAGTCGGGCAGCAGCTGCTTCAGGGGCGCGGCGACGTCGCCGATGAACGCCTCGGCCGCATCGTGCAGGAGGCCGGCCAGCGCGTGCTCGGGCGGCACCAGGAGCGACACCAGCACTGAGTGCTGCGCCACGCTGTAGAACTCGCGCGTGTGGCCGGCGTACCGGCATATATGCGACAGCGCGTGAGCCACTTCCTGGATGCCGAACTCGCTGGTCTCCGGCGTGAGGAAGTTGAAGTAGTGGCCGCGCGAGGTAAGGATGTCTGGACGCATGGGAATTCCTAGATGTCGGTCGGTCCGATCCGGACCAGCAGCTGGCGCACGGGCGTGTTCGGCGCGTCGGGCCCGACCGCGAAGCGCTTGCAGCCACCATCCGGCGCCACGAAGAAGTGGCCCAGGCTGCAGCGCAGGCGCGCGTCACGCGGCTCCCGGTGGGTGCAGTAGCGGCACCGGCTCTCAGGGGCGCTGCTGCGCTCCACGTAGCCCAGCGCCTGCATGGCGTTGCGGATGCTGCTCACTGGGCGGTCTGCTCGAAGGGAGAGATCACGAAGTCTTCGACGCCCGTCACCAGGGAGATGCCGGCCACGCCGCGCACCTGGTCGGGCTCGTTCAGGATGGCCTCCTTGTTGACCTCTTCCTTCGTCCGCACGAACTTGGCCAGGCCCAGGCGCTTGAGGGCTTCGATCACGGCCTCGGCGCCGCGCACTGTGACGCTGGGCGGGCGCTGGCGCCACTGCACCTCGCCGGTAACGAAGTTCGCGGTCTTGACCTTGCCCTCGTTCGTCAGCTCGTGCCGGTGGGCCTCGCAGTAGGTCTGCACGCCCAGCTGCAGCGTCTCGATGCGCTCGGTCAGCTGCTCCAGCTTCGGCTGGTAGCGCTTCGTGATCGCCGCGATCTCGTCGTTCATGTCGGCCTGCGTACGCGTGATGTCGCGCTGCAGGTCGCCCAGCTTCTTGATGTCGCCAGCGCAGTCGGTCTGGGTCTGGGGGGCGTAGGTCTGCGCCTTCGCCTTCAGTTTCTGTACAGCCATGTCGTGCTCCCGGTTCAGGCTTGGTTGAGGAAAAGCTGCCCCGCCAGGACCGGCAGGGGAATCTTGCGAAGGCGGCTGCTCAGCTTCAGGCTGTGCATGGCGCGCGCTTCGAGGTACTTGATGCAGAACTCGTCCAGCTCCTCGGACGTCTCGGCGATGAAGTAGCCGGTGGTGGGCTTGCCGCAGATCGCCACGCCCTCGGTGCGCAGGTCCGAGATCAGCCGGCGCAGCAGGCGCGCGGGCTTGCCGGTGCGCTGCACCAGCTGCACGACATGGATGCCGTGCGCCCGGCCGCGGTGAGCGCTCAGGATGTTGAGGAGTTCGGCGCTGTTCATGTCAGGCCCTTTGGCCCTTCACCTGGAAGCGGCGGCTGGCGGGGAGGTCATCGGGCAAGCTGGGCAGCGGCTCGATCTGCACGGTGCCGGTCTTGAAGTACCTGCCGGCCAGCCTCTCGACGGCGATCTCTGCGCTCTGGGTGCTGGAGCCCTTTGCACCACCCACTGTGTTGGTGACGTAGGCTCCGCCGCTGAATCGGACGTAGACGCTGATCAAGTCACGACGCATAGCCGTCCTCCTGGGGTTTGCTGCGGTATTCGCCGGTGGCCAGGTCGTGGGTGGCCAGGCCGGCGTCGACCAGCTGCTGTAGCTCGCTCTTGACCAGGTCTAGTGGCAGGTTGCCGGCGGCGGCCAACTGCGGCGCGGTGGCGCCGGTACCGGGCTTGGGCAGCAGGGCGGCCAGCGCCACCTGGTAGCGGGAGAGGCTGGCGAAGCTCATGCCCGTTCTCCCAGCTGGTCCAGCCACGTCAGGTTGCCGGCCAGGAAGCGGGCGAGCTGCACCGTGTGGGCCGGCTTGAACTTGATCGTGAAACCGTCGCCGCAATCCAGCGCCAGCTCACCGCGCGAGTTCAGCGCTGTGACCGGGTCCGTCGCTTCAATGGTGATGGGATCCACGTCCGCGACGGCCTCCACCAGGTCGCGGAACGCTTGCGGCTCCGTCGCCGAGGGCTGCGGGCCCGGCGAAGGGCTCTGAGCGCCTGCCCAGCCGAGGCTTTCCGCCCGCTGGTTGAAGGCGCGCTCCAGTTCGCCCCCAACTCGTTGGCCCGAGGCCCCTGCGCGGGCCGAGGCGCTGCGATCGCCGCCAGCCGAGGGCTTGGGTGCTGCCACCACGATCGGGCCCGGCGTGGCCGGCGCCACGGGGCCGACGTTGGCTGTCGGCGCCACGGTCGCTCCCTGGCAAGCGGCAAAGTCCTCGTCGGTCAGTCCGCCATCCAGGCGGTAGTCGAACTCGGACACGACGCCCCGACGCACGGCAACGCGGGTGAGCTTGGACCTGGCGTGCAGCGGCGCCAGTGCCGCGTCGACCACGGCCGGCTGCAGCTGCAGGATCTCGGCGATCGCGCTGCTGCTGTGGACCTTGCCATTGCGCAGTACCTTGGCAGCCGCGCGGGCGGTGGCCACCGGATCCTCGTCCGTGCGGGCGATCGACTTCTCGTGGCCTTGGCGGTAGGCGTCGGCACGCTCCTGTGTGTCGAAGTAGCGGCTGTGCTGCCCTTCGGGCTTGGCGCGAAAGATGTGCCCCGCTTCCACGTAGCGCGTGATGCACGCGCCGGCAGCGGTGGCGCTTAACTCGGCAGCCTTTGCCAGATCGCCATTGCTGAAGCCTTCCGGTCGGGCGGCCAACTGCAGCGCACGATTGAGAACCGCGGGACGGCTCACGACTGCACCTCGGCTTGCCCGCAGGCCTTCCAGAACTGCCCTGCTGCCTGGCTGGTCGCCTGGTTCTCCATCACCAGCTGCGTCAGCTCGTGGTTGAGGGTGCGCAGGTGTTCGCGGTGCAGTTCGCGCTCGCGGCACAGGTACACCTGCAGCAGCGCCATGCGCCGCTTCTGCGCCGCCAGCTTGGCCGCGTAGTACAGCCCCACGGGCCCGCCCTGCAGGAAAGCCTGCAGGCCCGTCTGCATCCGTGCGCGGATCATCGTCTTGGTGGTCATGTCCCCTCCTTCGGGGTGTTCTTGCGCGGCTTCACATCGCGCGCGGGTGGCGGCGCGGTATGCGCCTTGTGTGGGCAGCCGTTACAGGCCTGCCAGTGCTGCATGTCGCGCGGGCTGCCGGTCGGCGCCGGCCGGTGCGCGTAGGCGCGGCATTCCTCGGCGGTGATGACCACCGCCTGGTCGCCGAAGCCGGACTGCTGGCTCAGGTGCGGGCACGGGTAGCGCCCGAAGGTGTGCATCACCTTCTCAGCCAGCTTGCCGGTGCCGGCCTCGCCGGTGCCGTACTTGCCAGTGCCGTTGAGAACCTGGCTGACCTGGGGGGCGCTCACGCCCAGGAGCAGGGCGGCGCCCTGGCGGGTGTGCGTCTTGGCTGCGCCTTGCAGCAGCTCGAACCAGGGCTCGCTCATGTACTTCATACTTTTTTGGCGCCTCCGCGCGCCAGCTCGTTGGGGATCACGGGCGCTTGCGGCCCCAGGTCTTGCACCAGGACGAAGCGGTAGGCTCCGGCCAACCGCTGCGCCGCGACTTGGATCGCGTTCGGGTGCATCGCCTGCCAGCACCGCAGGTACTGCCCGGCCGTGCGCGCGGCGCGCCGCACGTCCTGGCCGGCGTCCACCAGCGTCTCGGCCGCCTCGGGGCCGGTGAGGGCCTTGCGCATGCGAAACAGGGCCCACAGCCGCACGACAAAGCTGTCTTGCTGGCGCGGCCTGCTCTTGTTGCCCTTGATGCAGCCGGCCGCGCGGGCGGCGCGCACGCGCTCTGCGTCGGCGGCCTTGGCCGCTGCGGCGCCCTCGGGCGTGAGCACGTAGCGCACCAGGCCGGGCGGCGGCGGCAGCTCGCCAGGCGCGACGTGCACGCGGCGGATCAGGCCCGCGCGCTCCAGGTGGTCCAGCGCGTGCTGGGCGCCGGCCGGGCGCTTGCGGATGTTGTCGGACCAGGCGCGCAGGTCGGCCCGGGTGAAGGGGCGCCCGGCGTCGGTCTTGCCCCTGGCTGCCAGGGCCAGCAGCGCCGCCACGACGAACCAGTACTGCGGCATGGCGTTACAGCTCCGGCCGGGCGCGGCCCAGCGTCTTGCCGTTGAACTCCACGCACAGCTGCTTGCCCCTAACGTGCTCGCCCGTCACCTTCTTCCAGCTGTTGGCCTGAGCCCACTGCTCGATGTTGGCCAGCGCGTTGAGCACCAGGCGCATGCGCCCCTTGGACTGCTCGGCGATCGCGGCGATCACCGCGTCGTCCATCGGCAAGGCGGGGGCGTCGTGCGCATCGCCCAGGGAGGCCTTGGCGGCCACCGCGGCCTTTACGTCACCCAGGCTGAGCAGCTGGAACTCGACCACCCGCGCCACGCGGCTCGCGATGTGCTCGTAGCGGGCCACCTTCTGGCCGAAGCGGTCCATGCCCACCAGGAAGCACATGGTTCCGGTGATGTCGGTGATGTCGCGCACCACCTCCAGCAGGCTGGCCGTGCTGCGCACCAGGTGGTCGGCCTCGTCCAGCATCAGCGGGGCCATGTCCACCGCCAGCTTGCCGATGATGCGGGCCTGCACCTCCTGGTTGCGCCCACGCTTGTCCAGGCCCATGCGGTCGGCCAGCTCGTCGAGCAGGGCGCGCTTGGTCCAGGTCTCTTTACAGCGCACGAACACCGCGCCGTTCTCGGCCGCCCAGCGCTCGGTCAGCTCGGACTTGCCCACGCCGTAGGGCCCCTGGATGATCACCAGCCCCGCCTCGCGCGCGCCGCGCCGCGCCACCACCTTCTGCGCCTCGGCCAGACGCTTGAAGTTCTCCGTGTGGACAAAACCTTTTCTCATGGCTACATTGCTCCTTGCTTGTTGCTCGTTCTCAATGACACGCAGGCACGCTCGGTGAAGGCGGCAACCTTCACCGGGCACTCTTAAAACCGGCTTCCCCTTCCACCCACTGCAGCCCCCGGCTGGCGAAGTACTCGGCCAGCGACGCGTAGTCGTCCCCCTGCACGTACTCGGCCAGCCACTGCGCGTCGGCGTCGTCCCAGCTGCCGCGGTTGCGCAGCAGCCACTCGTAGCGGTCGCTGGCGTTGTCGAAGAAAGGCCTGCCCGCAGCGGCTTGCACCGGCTGCGCCTGTGTCGGGAGTTCAGGGAGGTAGGAGGAGGAGAAAGTCCCCTCCACAGTGGGGCGCAGCACCACGGGGGCGCTGGGCTCCGGCAGGGAAAACACTTGCGCGCCGTGGACGCCACCCAGCTCGCGCTGGGCCAGGTCCATCTGGCCTTGCAGTCGCTTCATGCGCGCGTCCACGCGCTTCTCGCGGGCCATCTGGATCACCGGCTGGGCGAAGAAGGCCTTGCGGTTGGCGTTCCAGTCGGCCTGGCACACGTACTCGCCCTGCAGGTCGAAGATCAGCACGAAGTTGGGGTTGTGGATGTCGTAGTGCACGCGCACCTGTTGACCGTCCACCGCCATCAGCTCGTTGCTGAAGTACACCTGGTTGAAGAACTGCACCTCGCCGCGCTTGGCCGTGCGCAGCACCGCCGGCATGAACAGCATGCGCAGCTCCAGCTCGCTCAGCTTGAACTGCTGCTCACGGTCCAGCATTGCGTCCCAGGCCTCGCTGGGCGTCATGTGCTTGCCCACGTTCGGCCCGTTGGTGTGCTTGGGCAGGCTGCGGTGGCGGTGCTCGGTGTTGTACTCGCGCACCGCCTTGTCCACCGCGTCGATGAACTGCTGCCAGCTGGGGGCCTTGTTCGACAGCTGGATCACCTCGCCGGTGGCTTCGGCCCGGCGCAGCGCGCGCTGCTCGCTGGCCAGCTCGGCGCTCACCTTTCGCAGGCTGCCGGCGTCGACCTTCTTGCCCTGGAAGGTGGCGAACTGCGCCGCGCAGGGAATGGCCCATGTCGCCCAGCTGCGCTCGATCAGGCCGCGCGCCTGCGGGTTGCCCGGCAGGCCGGTGCGGTGCTCGGAGCCAAGGCGGGCGATCACGCCGGTAATGGGGCAGTCCAGCTGCTTGGCCGTCTCGCCGGCGCCGTTGTCGCTGTAAATGATGGCCGGCACGCCCTCGTTGCCCACTGCATGGCGCAGGGCGTCGCCCACCGCGATCACGTTCTCGGACAGGGCCACCGACCAGCCGCAGATCTTGCGGCTGGCGCCGTCGATCACGGCCGTCAGCTCGGGGGCGAACGGCGCGCCGTGGTCCGGGTGCCGCACTTTGGCCTTGAAGGTGTGGCCGTCGATCACCCACACGTCCAGGGGCTTGAGCACGCTGGTGTCGCGGCGCTTGTGCGGCAGCAACGCGGCCCGCTCAGATCCGCTGTGGCGCGCCTTGATCAGCGCCACTTTGTCCAGCTTGGGCAGCACGCGGCGGGCCCGGGCGTACAACTGCTTCCAGGTGTCCTTGGGGCGGCCCAGGCCCTTGGTCACGTCCTGCGCGGCCTGGCTCAGGTTGCGGAAGCGCCCTTCCTTGGAGTGATACAGCGCCAGCACTCGGGCGACGTCCTCGCCCACCACCAGGCCTACTGCGGTGCCGTCCGCCTCCGCCGGCAGCAGCCCCCACCAGCCCTGGGCGCGGTAGGTACTCAGCCAGCGCTGCAGGGTGCGGTCGCTGACGGACGCATCGCGGGCGCGCTGGTTGGCCGTGCGCGCCATCGTTGCCAGGTCGGGCGAGCATTGGCCGCTGGCCAGCTGCAGCGCGAGCAGGGCGACCGCCTTCTTGACCCCGTGCATCGGCTCCAGCTGCAGCACCTGGTTCACCAGGCCCTGGCGGGCGTCGGCGACGGCCTTGTCGGCCTGGCTGGGCGGGCGGCGCGTGGTCGCGGGGGCGCGGTCCTGGGTATTCACCAGGGCGCGCGGCTCGGTCTGCGGCGCCTCGGCGTGCGCGGCGATCGTCAGGGTGGCGCGCGCCACCTGGTCGATCATCAGCGCGCGCTTGGTCTCCGCGGGCAGTGCCGCCGCGTCGTACTCTTGCCCGCCGCCGCGGCCGGCGCGGGGACGGGCGGGGACGCCCAAGCGCGTGAGCCGCTCGCGAGCGCGGCGCTCGGTGCCCGGCATGCCTGGAAGTCCGGCGAGCTCGCGGGCTGTAAGCCAGGTGCTCATTGCCTCTCCCTCCGTCCGGTGGCTGCACCCGGCCGCGCCTCCGCGTTTGCTTTGCGCGGCATGGTCACCTTGATCTTCCGAGTGAGCTGGAAAGCTCGCTGGCGATCGGACGGGTTCAGGTAGCGCGAGGGCCAGATGTCCCTCGGCTGAACGCCTAGGGCACGGGCGACCACCTGTTCGGCCGCCAGCCACGGACTTGTGAGCACGCGCTGAATATGGCTGTAGCCGTTTTGGGCGGCAAGCTGCCGCAGGCTGGTGCCACGCTTACGCAGGGCAGCAACTACATCCGCCGGATGCCAATCCGCGTGGGCGATTGCCGTCTTTCTTGTGCTCATGCCCATGATTATGAGCACAAATCCAATTAAGTCAACGCGCTCGCGCTATCGGGTTTGTACTGATGCTGTTTACTGTGTGGTTTTCACCAGGGGCGAAGGCCGGGATTGCGCGTACACGCCTGGCCGTTGACAATTGTGTTCATGGACACAAAAACGACAGCACAGCGCGCCCAGCAGAATGTGGGCCTAGCTGAAGCGTCGCCTGGCTACTTGGATGCCGAGACTGGAAAGGCCGCCATCAAGCGTGCCCGGGACGCGTTCCGGATTAAGTTTGGGCAGCGATGCCGGGCGGCGCGAGGCTCGATGGAGATCAGCCAAGTGGCAGATCGCCTGGGCGTTCATCGCAACACCATCTGGAACATCGAACGGGGCGACTCACTGCCCGACGCCTTCGAGCTGGACCTGCTGGCTGCTGCATATGGAACCACGGCCGAGCGGCTTCTGCACGGCGGAGACGATGCGCAAGAGCAGGCGACCGAGGAGCAGGGCCTGCCGAACGCCGTGCATGCCGTCCCGCACGGGAGGTTCGTCTACGTGCCGCACTTCGACGTGACCGCCTCGGCGGGAAAGGGTGACCTGTTCAACGACCTTGAGTCTGTGAAAGCCATGCGGCCCTTCGACCAGAGCTACATCCGCGGCGAGCTGGGTCTGGCGCACGACGAGCTGGGCCTGATCTCAGTGTTTGGCAACTCGATGGAGCCGCGGCTGGCCTCCGGCGATACGGTGCTGGTTGACCTACGCGCCGGCTATGAGATGTTCACGGACGGCATCCACGTCGTGCGGCTGGACGAGTCGCTCCTGGTCAAGCAAGTCCAGCGGCTGCCCGGCAAGGTCTTCCGGATCCGCAGCCTGAATCCGGACTACGAACCGTTCGACATCAAGACCAGCGAGGAAGCCGATCGCGACTTCGCGATCATTGGACGCGTGCGCTGGGGCGGCGTCACTATCAAGTAGAGGAACCCATGAAAACCACTGCACTGTTGCTCATCTCGAGTCTCGCCGTCATCTCCAGTCCCGCGTTCGCGCAGCTTCGCTGCGTGCCGAAGGAGTACTCGCAATACAAGGACCAGCTGGCGACCGCTGACGGGCGCCACAACATGCCGCTGGACTACTGCATCGTCGCCATTCGTCAGCGCCAGTTCGACAGCGCCTCGCAGCCGTATGCTGACTGCGCAGCCGAGCAAGGCAAGATGCGAGACGCAATGGCGAAGGCGAAACTGACGAAGCTGATCGACTACGCGGAAGCGGACTGCAAGGGGAAGCACCCCCTCTCGGGCAGGTAGCAGGGTGGATCCGAAGTCGTCCGCACCAACTTGCCCAGCCTGCAAAGCTCAGGCATGGGTGCTGAGCGAGCAATCACTGGAGCGATGGCTGAAAGCAGAAGCAATGGGCATCGTATTGGGCGTGCACATTGCTTCGCCGGTGTCCGATCGGCGTGTACAGGACAGCTGTGTTCAGCGCGCGGTGCGGCTCTATCGAGTTGCCGATGCACTGAAAGAGCGACCGCTGCCGTGCAAGGAAGACTGTGTCTGCTACTGGCGGCCAGTACTCCGCAGCGATCGTGAATCCGCCCTATGACGAGCCGCCGGCCACTGTGCTAATCTGAAAAAGCACCACACCCGCCTCTGAGGCCGACACGCGTCGGCCTTATTCATTTCGCGTTGCCCTCGCACAGTGCGGGGATGCAACTCAACAGCGCCTTCAGGAGCCTGCGCCGCCAAATCGGCCAGATCGGCAGCGGCATGCGCGTGGCGATCGCCGCGCTCAGCCTGTCCGCTGGCGGCCTGGTCGGCATCGCCGTCCACGAGGGTTACAGCTCCAACGCCTACCCGGACCCGGTGCACGGCGCAAAAGTGCCGACCATCGGCTTCGGCACCACTGGCGGCGTGAAGATGGGCGACACCACCACGCCGGTGCAGGCGCTGCAGCGCAAGCTCTCCGACGTGCAGGCGATGGAAGGCGCGGTCAAACGCTGCGTCGCAGTGCCGCTGCACCAGCACGAGTACGACGCCTTCCTCGACTTCTCCTACAACATCGGCACCGCCAAGTTCTGCGGCTCGACGCTGGTCAAGAAGCTGAATGCTGGCGACTACGAGGGCGCGTGCCGCGAGATGGCCAGATGGACCTACGCCGGCCCCTTCAACTGCGCCTTGCCGCAGTACCGCAGCAAATGCGGCGGCCTGGTCACGCGTCGAGAGCAGTCCGTGGCCAAGTGCCTGGGGCAGCAGCCATGAGCACCGGCTACAAGGCGCTGGCCGCTCTCCTGATTGCCCTGGCCCTGGTGACGTTCGGTTACCGCCAAGGGAGCACCGCCACACACAACGCCTGGCAGGCCAAGGAAGGCAAGCGCATCCAGGAAGAGAAGGACGCCCAGGAAGCCGAGTTCCGCCGCGCCGACAAGGCCAGCGGCGCCTTGCAGGCCGAGCTGCTGGCGCTCGCCGCGTCCAACGATCAACTGCACGGAGCGTTCGATGACTACAAGCGCAAGCACCCACTCCTCGCGCGCCGCCCGGTGGGGCGTGCAGCGCCAGCCGCTGTCGGCCAAGCCCCGCCGCTTCGGTGCGAGCCGGTACCTGGTGGCAATGACTCTGCTCTCTCTCTTGGGGCTGTCTGGATGTGGAACAGCGCCCTCGCAGGGCGGGACGTCCCTGCGGGTGCCTGCGGACTTGCTGACACCTCCCCGGAAGCCTGTGCCGCTGATTCCGGCCGCACCCTCACCGACGCCTGGGACAACCAGGCCCTCAACGCCAAGCTCTGTGCCGAAGATCGACTCCGGCATCAGCGCCTGATCGATTTTTTACAGGAACGAAAGCAATGAGCGACCAAGGACGCACGCAGGAGTTGCTCTTGCTAGGCCAGATCCACGGCCTGGTGCAGGCGCTGAAAGATGGGCAGGATCTGTCCAACACCCGGATCGCCGATCTGGAAAAGAAGGTCGATACCCGTTTCGACGGCATCGACTCCAGGCTGCGCAACGTGGAGCAGAAAGCCGCCGTCATGGGCGCCGTTTCTGGCGGCGCGATGGCGATCGGCACCGCACTCATCATCGAGGGCATCAAGCACTGGCTCGGCCGGGGCGGCCCCACCCCGTAATGGCCCACGGCACAGAAAAGCGCACGCAGCTGCGCGGGCTGTACGTCTACCAACGCATGCCGATGGAGACCGCCTGCAAGAAGCTGGGCGTGCCCAAGAGCACGGGCAACCGCTGGAAGCAGGACGCCGCGGCTAAGGGCGACGACTGGGACACCTCGCGCACGGCAATGGCCCTGGGCGACGAGAACTTCAACCAGCTGGGCAAGAAGCTGCTGGAAGACTACCTGCTGCAGCACCAGGCCACCATGAACATGCTGCGGGACGACAAGAAGATGACCGCGCGTGAGAAGGCCGAGACGCTGGCCAGCATGAGCGACAGCTTCAACAAGACCATGAACAGCTTCAAGCGCCTGTCGCCGGACCTGAACCGCCAGGCGATCGGGCTGGACGTCCTGCAGCGCCTCGCGCAGTTCGCGCAGGCCAAGCACCCGAAGCACGTGCCGGCACTGCTGGCGCTGCTGGAGCCCTTCGGCGAAGAACTGGCCAAGGCGTACGCCTGAGGTGCCGTTATGGTCTCGTTTGCCTTCTTCTTGGCGTTGGCCTACCTCGTTGAGGAGGAAGGGCTGCACCCGTTGATGGCGCTGATCATCGCGTGCATCTGGCTGGCGGTGCGACATGGCTAAGAGCAGCAAGCAGTTCCTCGACGGCCTGGCCGAGCTGGCCGAGACGCTCCGCCGGCAGATCGACGCCGACCTGGAGGGCTGGGACCTGGCGCCCGAGGCGATCGCCGAGCGCCGACGCCTGGTCTTCGACGATGTAACCGGCTTCGAGTACTTCGACCGCACGTACTTCCCGCACTACGGCAAGGCCGAGCCCAGCGCGCTGCACACCTTTTTGCACCAGCGCCTGCCGCAGATTGTGAACTCGCCCAACGGAGAGCGCGACGCGATCGCAGCGCCCCGCGGTGAAGCCAAGTCCACCAAGATCAGCCTGGTCTTCGTGCTGTGGTGCCTGATCAAGGCGATCAAGTGGTACCCGATCATCGTCATGGACGCCTTCGAGCAGGCGGCCGAGATGCTGGAGGCGATCAAGGCCGAACTCGAGGCCAACCCCCGGCTGGCCAGCGACTTCCCCGAGGCTTGTGGCCAGGGCAAGGTGTGGCGTGCCGGCGTGATCGTTACAGCGAACGGCCGAAAGGTGGAGGCGTTCGGCAGCGCCAAGAAGATCCGCGGCCGGCGCCACGGCCCGCACCGGCCCGACCTGGCGGTGATGGACGACATCGAGAACGACGAGAACGTCACCACGCCGGCGCAGCGCGACAAGCTGCAGCGCTTTGTGACCAAGGGCGTGCTGAACCTCGGGCCGCCCGACGACAGCATGGACGCCATCGTCGTCGGCACCGTGCTCCACTACGACAGTGTGCTGGCCAGGTTCCTGCGCAACCCGTTGTGGAACCGCAAGGTGTTCAAGGCCATCATCCAGTGGCCCGACCGCATGGACCTGTGGGAGCAGTTCGAAGGACTGCTGCTCAACGCCGACACGCCCCAAGAGGGCCAGGCCGCGGCGATGGCGCTCTACGAAGAGAACCGGGCGGCGATGGACGCCGGCGCGGTGGTCAGCTGGCCGGCGGTGCGGCCGCTGGTGAAGCTGATGATCAAGCGCGCGCGCGAAGGGCACGATGCCTTCGACAGCGAACAGCAGAACGACCCCACCAGCGGGGAGGATGCGCCATTCGCCAACTCGATCCGCTTCTGGGTCAATCGGCTCAATGAGTGGCTGTTCTACGGCGCCTGCGACCCTTCGCTGGGCAAGGCCGGCGCCGGCCGCGACCCCAGCGCGATCGGCGTGGGCGGCTTCAATCGCGAAACCGGGATCCTGGACGTGGTCGAGGCCAAGATCCGCAAGCGGGTGCCGGACAAGATCATCAGCGACATGATCGAGGTGCAGCGCGAATACAACTGCATCGTCTGGGGCGTCGAGACCGTCCAGTTCCAGGAGTTCCTGGCCACCGAGCTGATCAAGCGCAGCGCGCAGCAGGGCGTGCCGCTACCCGTGCGGATGCTCGTGCCGATCATCGACAAGCTGATGCGGATCGAGGCGCTCCAGCCCCACTGCGCCAACGGCCTGATCCGTTTCCACTCGTCGCTCACCACCCTGATCGACCAGTTCAAGCACTTCCCCAAGGCCGACCACGACGACGGCCCCGACATGGTGGCCATGCTCTGGATGCTGGCGCAGACCGGCGGCGTGGCCGCTGCCGTTCAGAGCGGCGGGGAAGAAGAAGACAGCACCCGCGCCCGCTACCGCCGCACAGCCGCGCGCATGTTTCGAGGAGTCCACTGATGATCAAGAGTGCTTGGGGCAGCCTGCTGGCCCGTGTCGGGTTCGGGCAACTGGAGGGCGACCCGGTGAGTGCAGCCACCGCGCCGGCAGTGCAGGAGCGCCTGGTCGAAGCCGTCGGCACTCAGTCCGAGGACGAGGCTGGCTGGACCCGGCTCACAGGCGACGGGCTGGGCCGCTACAACCAGCGCGACCTCACGCCCATGAACCAGGAGCGCATGGCTAAGCTGGCCGAGTTCCTGTGGCAAAGCAACACCCTGGCCAACCGGCTGATCGAGCTGCCGCTGGCCTACCTGACAGCCGAGGGCGTCAGCCTGCAGTGCGAACATCCAGAGCACCAGAAGCTGCTGGACGCCTTCTGGAACGATCCGATCAACAACTGGCCGCTGAAGCTCCCGGCGCGCGTGCGTGCGCTGGCGCTGCTCGGTGAGCAGTGCTACGTGATCAACGCCAACAGCGGCAACGGCTTCGTGCGCCTGGGCTACCTGGATCCGCGCCAGATCGGCCAGGTTGTAATGGACCCGGACAACCCGGAGCAGGCGATCGGCGTCATCACCAAGCGCGACGCCAGGGGCAAGTACTGGAAGTACCGGGTTGCAGTGCTGGGCGACGACCCCGAGCTGTTCAGCGCACGCACGGCCAAGATCCGGGCCGAAGACTTCACGGACGGCGAGTGCCTGCTGTACCAGGTCAACAAGTTCCCGGACGGCAGCCGCGGGCGCAGCGACCTACTGGGGCAGATGGACTGGCTGGACGCTTACGACAACTTCCTCTTCGACGAGATCGACCGCATCTCCTTCCTGCGCCGGTTCGTCTGGGACGTGACGCTGAAGGGGGCCGACCCCGAGATGGTGAAGAAGTTCGACAAGGAGTTCAAGGCGCCCGAGCCGAACAGCAAGTTCGTGCACAACGACTCGGTCACGCTGCAGGCAGTCAGCCCCACCCTACAGGCGGCCGACACAAGCGAAAGCGCCCGCCTGCTGCGCAACCACGTCCTGGGCGGCGCCACGGTACCCGAGCACTGGTTTGGCGGCGGCGGCGACGTAAACCGCGCCGCTGCCAGCGAGATGGGCGAGCCCACCTTCAAGATCTACACGGCGCGCCAGAGCATGCTCAAGATCATGCTGGAGGAGATCGGGCGCCTGGTGCTGTGGAAAGCCACCAGCACGAACGAACCGAACTGGGGCGACGAGAAGTGGAAGGTGACGGCCGTGTTCCCGGAGTTGGCCAACAAGGATCTGACCAAGTTCGCCGCGGCCATGAGCCAGGTGGCCACCACGGTGGTGCTGCTGATCGACAACGGCCTGCTCACCCAGGAGCGCGGCCTCAGCCTGATCGCCGACGTGGCCGGCCGCTTCGGCCAGCAGATCGACGCGGCCGACGAGTTGGCCAAGGCCCGGCTCGAACACGAGCAACGCAAGAAGGACCGGGCTGCAGCCGACAGCTTTAACCTGCCTGCGGACCTGCGTGACGCGCTGAAGGACGGCAAGGCTGGCGCGAGCCCGGCGCCGGCACCTGGTGAACCCGCAGCAAGCGTTTGAAGCGGCACTGCGCGAGCGCCTGCGCGAGCGCGCCGCCCTGATCCTCGGCACCGACCAGGCCGTGGTGGCGGAGCTGCGCCAGGCGCGCGAGCAGATCCAGCAGGTGCTGGCCGGCCAGCCGGCCGATTGGGAGCGCTGGCAGCTCACGCGGCTGCTGGAGCAGCTGCAGGCGGTCCTCGAAGGTGCCACAGGCCGCGCCGCCACTGCGGTGGACGTGGGCCTGCGCGCTGCCTGGCAGCAAGGCGAAGACCTGGTCGACAAGCCGCTGGGCGCGGCGGGCCTGAGCGTGGAGCTGCAGCTGCCGGTGCTCGATGCCGGCGTCCTGGGGAACCTGCGGCGCTTCACCGCGCTGCGCCTCAAGGACGTGGGGGTCGAGGCTTCCAGGAAGATCGGCAACCAGCTCAGCCTGGTCACCGTTGGCGCACGCACGCCGTTCCAGGCGATCAAGGCGGTGCAGGAGACCCTGGGCAATGAGAGCCCCCAGCGCGCCACCACCATCGTGCGCACCGAGGTGGGCCGGGCCTTCGCGATCGCCAGCTTCAAGCGGCTGCAGCAGGCCGCGGCGCTGGTGCCGGGCCTGAAGAAGCAGTGGCGCCGCAGCGGCAAGATCCACAGCCGCTGGAACCATGACGCCGCGGACGGCCAAGTCCAGGAGGTCGACCAGCCGTTCGTGCTGCCAGGCCACCAGGGTCCCGTGAAGCTGATGCACCCGCACGACCCGCAAGCGCCGGTGGAGGAGATCATCAACTGCGGCTGCCTAGCGGTCCCCTACCGCGACACCTGGACGGTGATGACGCCCGGGGCCAAGCCGTTCTCGAAGCTGGAGCTGCAGCAGGATCCGCGCAAAGCCGCCATTGACCAGGCCGCGCAGCGGGCAGGTATGCGCCAGAGTTAAAGCGTCTCCGGTTTTAGGGCCGCCAAGGCCCGCGAAGCCTGAGGACTGCCGCTGCCCCCAGGAAAGAAGTTAAAGCGAAGTTAGGCCCCCGCAATTGCGTCGGAGGGCTATGGAAGAGCTTCTGCCTCGGTCGCCAGGGCGTCGTTCATCGCCAAGGTCGAGTACCGGCCTGTAACTATCTCGCGGACGGTCGCCGGGTCGATCCGCCACTTCTCAGCGACGACTTTCGGGTCTGCGCCCTCTCGAACTTGCTGTCTGATACGCAGGAGTTCGGGCGCCAGCAGCTTGGCGCGGAAGTTCCGCGGTGCGAATTGGATGGAGCGCCGCTCGTATCCGAGCTGCTCGTAGGCGATGCGCGAGGCCGCGGAGGAGTAGGCCCCGCGCAGGAGATCCTTCAAGCTGGCCACGGCCAGGCCTTTCTTGGTCCAGTCCGCGAGCAGCTGCTCGAAGCACTCGCCCGCGGTGAAGCGTTCGAGGTAGGACTTCAGCGCCTCGGGGGAAAGCGCCTGGTGGCGGCTACGTGGCATTGGGGCAGTGTATTCGTCAAACCACCCACTCCGCCGATGGTGCAATGCTTTCGCAACGACCCCAGCGAAGTTAAAGTTACAGCAGGAGAGGCAATGGACAATATCGAAACGCAGCTGCGCATGGCCGACCGGCTAGACGCCATCTCGAAAGCGGTGGGCTACTCGCTCTGGGCTCTGCAGGGCCTGGAGCATGCGACCGCCCAGATCTACGTGATGATGGCTCTGGCAACCCCTGGCATGGGTGTGGAGGCTGCGAAGCCATTGCTGGACGACGCCATGTCTAAGACCTTCGGGTCCACCGTCAAGAAGGCGATCCGCGCAAACCTGTTTCCGCCGCCTCTGGCGCAGCGCTTCGAGGCGCTTTTGGCGGAGCGGAACTGGCTGGTCCACAACTCGCATGACGAGAGCCGGTCTGCGGTCCACCAGGATCGAGCCTGCACCCAGGTCATCGCGAGAGTTGAAGCGATCGCCAAAGAGGCGGGCGCGCTGATGACGGAACTGAACGTCCTCGGCATGGCGTTCGTCGTCAAGCACGGGAAAAGCATGAACAGGGTTATGGACATCGCGGCGCAGACACTAACCGAATGGCGCCACCGCGACTAGGACAGCACCATCTGCCGCCGCTTCGAGATGAACCCTCCAGATGAAAAGCCACCTGCCCCGCGGCTAACGCTGGGCACTGCAACACCTGAGCAGCTGGCCGCGGCCGTCGCATCCGTGTTCTCGCGGCCGGAGTTTCTTGCTCGCATCCGCGACCTGAACGAGCGCTGGGCGCTCGTGGGTAAGGCGTTCCGTCGGCTCGAGATGCTCGGATCCGCCCTCGTGCAGGTAGGTTCCGCGATCCCTCACCAGAAAGGCCTTGAGTCCAGTGTCGAACAGGTGCGCGCCCTGGCGAACCTGAACTGGTACATGGATCTCGAATTGCCCTGGTCGGTGTTCCAGGACGCCGGCGAGGCGGCCTGCCGCGAGGACATCCAGGAGGCGGATCGCATCATGGCGGAGCATTTTGAGTCCCGCTATGCAGAGGTACGTCAGCAGCTGCACGACCGCCTTCCTAAGCGGTGGCCGGTGCTCGGGCTCGCCTTTGCCGCACACGAACGTGGCGACTATGGCCTCGCCATTCTGGCATTCCTCAGCCAGGCGGACGGCCTGAGCCGCGAATTACGAGAAGGCTATTTTTTCGCCCGCACCCGCGGTGCCGGCCAACGGGCGACGGCAAGCTACGCCGCGCGTAACGCGCGCACGGACGCCGATTGGCTGGTGTTCGCGGCGCTGGAGGCGAAGCTGGCCATCATGGACAACCTGACTCCCAGCACACCTGATGACGGCTCCCTGAACCGCCATGCCGTGATGCACGGTGAAGCCGTGAACTACGGGAGCCGCACCAACAGCCTCAAGGCCCTGTCGCTTCTGCACTACGTGGCCGTGACGGCGGAAAGTTCCTGACGCGCCGCGCGCTCAACTCGCGCCCTGTGCTACTCTGAAAAAAGCAGCACACCTGCTCTAGGGCCGACACGCGTCGGCCTTATTTCTTTGCGAGCTCAGCAGCAAAGTTCGCTCCTCACGTTGATCGATCAACCAGGAGCAACTTATGAAATCCGCACGTCTCGCAGTCCTGATCGCCGGCCTCGGGGCCATCTGCATGTCGCCCGAGCCCGGTGCTGCCGGAGGCGGCCCGACGACCACACCTCAAGGCGCCACCTCCGGCGCAAAGGCCATGACGGCCGCGGACGCAGCCAAGCAGGTCAAGCGCCCGGTCACCACTCGCGAAAAAGCGGGCACCGATGGCGAAGGCAAGGCCGTCTACAAGGACGTGACCAAGCACGTGGCGGTAGCCGCCTCCGAAGTGCTGGACTTCAAGGACTACGGCTCGCACGTGGTCGTGGTCACCAAGGACGGCAAGAAGTTCAGCTCGGCCGAGGAGTAAGTCGGCATGAAGCTCGCCCTCCTTGTCGCTGCCCTGGCCGCCTCCGGTGGCCTGCAGGGCCGCGACTTGATCGACACCCACATGCGCGAGGCGCAGAAGACGCCCGAGCGCGACTTCCGCTCCCTGATCGACATGGCCAGGGGCGCCGTCGACCAGGTCGTCAACGCCGGCAAGATGCCCGGCGAGCGCCGCTACGTCTCCATCGAGGCGATGTACAGCGACCGCATCGTGATCGAGCTGGACGGCAAGCACTGGCAGTACGCCTACAGCCTCAAGCCGGTCAACGGCGTCGAGACGATGGTGCTGGAGTCGCCTGTCCAGGTGGTGAACCAGTTCGTGGCCGTGGTCACGCCTGGCGCCACCACCAGCGCCAAGCTGGCCGAGGCACTGCGCGGCATGGAGGCCGGCGAGGTCGCCCTGGTGGAGGCTCAAGAAGGCTGCATCCAGGTCACGATCATCAAGGCAGGCGCCAGCGGCAACAACAACTACTACCCCGACTCGGTGCTCAAGGAGGCCGTGCCGATGTTCGAGGGCACCCGCGTCTTCACCAAAAGCGACGCGGAGCACATCAAGGGCGGCGGCAAGGACGTCCGCAACCTGATCGGCGGCATCTACGACGTCAAGTTCGTCGAAGGAACCGGGCCTGACACCGGCAGCCTGGTCGGCACCTTCAAGGCGCTGGATCCCAAGGACTCCGTCGTCACCAAGATGGTCGAGGCTGTCCGCCGGGGCATGCAGAACCTGCTGGGCCTATCGATCGACGCCGATGGCAAGACCAAGAAACGTGTGCAGGGCAACAAGACCCTGCGCGAAGCCGTCAAGTTCACGAAGGTGAACTCGGTGGACCTGATTGTCGAACCGGGCGCTGGCGGCGGCCTGGATCGTTTGACCGAAGCCGCTGCCGAAACTCACCAAGGAGAAACGACCATGCCCCTGTGGAAACAACGCCTGCTGGAGGCCATCAAGGCCAAGGACGCAGCCAAACACGCGACCATAGATGCCGCCACCATCGGCGACGACGACCTGGTCAAGCTGGCCGAAGCGATCGGGATCTCCGTCGTCGCTGCCAACGCCGACCGTCTCACAGAGGCGCAAGGTGACAACGCGCCCGTCACCCGCGCCGAGCTGCAACTGCTGCAGCTGCGCCAGACGGCCGCCACGCGCATCGCCGCGAGCAAGCTGCCCCAGCCGGCCAAGGACCGCCTGCAGGCCGACTTCGCCGGCCGCGAGCGCTTCGTCGAGGCCGACATCGACTCCGCTGTCAAGGCCGAAGGCGACTACCTGGCCCGCTTCACCGAAAGCGGCACCGTCCGCGTGCCGACCTTCGGCGCCGGCAGCATCCAGGTAGGCGACCGCAGTGTGGCCATCAAGGACATGCTGGACGCGTTCTTCGACCCGTCCCATGCCAACCACCGCGATGTGCGCTCGTTCAAGGAGTGCTACATCGAGATCACGGGCGACCGCCGCGTGACGGGCTTGATGGCCAACGTGGACCGCTCGCGCCTGGCTGAAAGCCTGGGCGACGCGTACCGCGAAGCGATCGATAGCTCGACCTTCGCGGACGCACTCGGCAACAGTATCACCCGCCGCATGCAGGCCGTGTTCACGGGACTGACCGACCTGCAGGCCTGGCGCAAGGTGGCCGTGGTCGGCCAAGCGAACGACTTCCGCAGCCAGGAGCGTGTGCGCATCGGCGGCTACGGCAACCTGCCGGCCGTCGCCGAGAGCGGCGCCTACGCGGCGCTCACCTCCCCGGGCGACGACAAGGCGACCTACGCGGTCACCAAGCGCGGCGGCACGGAGTCCGTGACGCTGGAGACGATCAAGAACGACGACGTGCGCGCCATTCGCCAGATCCCGCAGGAGCTGGCCCTGGCCGCGGCCAACACGCTGTACGAGTTCGTGTTCGACTTCTTCCGCACGAACCCGAACGCCTACGACGGCACGGCGATCTACCACGCCTCACACAACAACCTGTTCACGGCCGCCCTGGACGCCACCGCCTTCGCGGCCCACCGCCTGGCGATGGTCAAGCAGACGCGCGCCGGCAGCTCCAAGCGCCTGGGCATCAGCCCGAAGAGCGTCCTGGTGCCGTTTGAGCTGCAGGAGACGGCCTACAACCTGTTCGTGCGCAACCAGAACCTGGACAAGACCTACGTCCAGTCGATCAACCCGGAAGTGATTCCGGTGTCGTACTGGACCGACGCGAACGACTGGGCGACGGTCTGCGACCCCATGGTGCTGCCGGTGCTGGAGATCGGCTTCCTGGACGGCAAGGAAGACCCGGAGCTGTTCGTCCAGGACATGCCCAACGTCGGCTCGCTGTTCAGCAACGACAAGATCACTTGGAAGATCCGCCACATCTACGGCGGCTCCGACCTGGTGGATGGCTACAAGGGCACGACCAAGGCGGTCGTCGCCTAACGGGACTCACTCCCCCCGCCGGGGTGGCTCCCCGGTGCCAAGTGCAGCCTACGGGCCGCCGGCACCCATAGCCACTCCCGCCTGCGCAAGCAGGCGGGTTTCACAAGGCTCCTTCACCCGCCGGTGCCTTTTGAAACCGACCCACCCACATGGCCTTCGCAGACTTCCAGACCCTCGTCGACAAGATGGTCCGCGCCCCTGGCGGCACGGAAACCATCTCGACGGCCGACCGCGACCAGGCGATCGAGCTGGCGCGCCTGCGTTACAGCGCCGACTGCGAGCGAGAGTTGGTCGAGGACGTCGCCTGGGCCGCGGACGGCTACTTCGCGCCGCTGCCGGCGGGCTGGGTAGACGGCTGCTACATCAAGCAGGCCGAGTTCCCGATCGGCGAGCAGCCCGCGGCCCTGGTCGCCCTGGCGATCTACGGCACGCCCAGCGACCAGCAGCTGGTGACCGAAGACGCCCTGCAGGCCGGCGACCTGGTGCGGGTCACCTATGCGGCGCCGCACCTGCTGAGCGATGACCCCGCCGCGGACACCATCCCGGCCGTTCACCGCGAGGCAGTCGCCAGCTACGCGGCCAGCCTGCTGTGCGGCCAGCTGGCCGCCCACTACAGCGGCGAGCGCGAGACCTCGATCAACGCTGACGGCAGCAACACCGAAAGCCGCAGCCGTAACTTCGCCTTCCGCGCCAAGGACTACAGGGCCGCCTACTACGCCGGCATCGGCAAGGCGGATCCGCGCGGTGACAAGGGCCAGGCAGTGGCCGGCGACCCCGCGGCCAGCGTCAGCAGCTGGACAGGCCGCCAGCGCAGCACCTTCGGTCGGGAGAGCCTGCTGTGAGCCTGACCGCCGCCAGCCTGGCCACGCTGCAGCGCGCCTTCAAGGAAGCGCCAGAGCTGGCCGAGCGCGAGCTGCTGGCTGCCGCCACCGAGGCCACCCTCCTGGTGGAGCGCGAGGTGAAGGAGAACATCAAGACGGGCGCGACCGGCCTGACCCGCGCCAGCGTGACCAGCGACGCGTTCAGCACGCCCGAAGGGCCGTTGGGCGTGGTGGGCAGCAGCCAGCTGTCGGCCCTGGTCCTGGAGCTGGGCACCCGGCCGCACCCTGAAGCGGCCAGCACCGCCCCGCGCAAGGCGCCGCCCGTCGACGCCTTGGAGCCCTGGGTGCGTAGCGTCCTGGGCCTGGGCGAGAAGGAAGCGAAGTCGGCCGCCTTCGCGATCGCCATGAAGATCAAGAAGCACGGCACCAAGCCGCAGCGGCCCTTCGGCCGCGCCCTTGAGTCCACCCGTGCCCAGGTGCTGGCCATGTACGAGCAGGCCGCCGGCCGCATTGCAGCCCAGCTGGGAGGTGCTGCATGAGCGCCACCTTGACCGAAATCCGCGCCGCGATCGTGGCGATGCACGCCGCGGTGCCGGACGTCGGGATCGTTCACGACTATGAGCGGTACGCCCGCTCGGAGGAGAAGTTCCGCGAGCTGTTCGTTGGCACCTTTGACGGCGCCAAGCAGATCCGCGGATGGTGGTGGCGTCGGAGCGCCACGCAAGAAAGGACGGTGAGCACCGCCTCGGTGATGAACGTCCACACCTGGCAGGGCCGCGGTTACATGGCCCTGAACGACGAGCAAGCCAGCGAGAAGACCTTCGACGAGCTCGTCGAGGCCTTCCGCGACGCGGTGCGCGCAGACCCCACCTTTGGCGGGATTTGCGAGCAGAACTCCGTGGAAGACGGGGAAGACGGCGTCCAGGTGATCGACGTCGGGCCCGTGATGTTTTGTGGGGTGCTGTGCCACAGCGCCGTGTTGCAACTGAAGACCTGGAGCTACCTATGAACACGAAGTCAACCGCCATCAACGGCGACGCCGGCACCGAACCCGGCTCGACCACGGCCGCAACCGCCGCGCCGGCATCAATCCCCGCTCCGGCAGCGGTCTCTGCAGCGGCGCTGGCGCTGGAGCGGGCCAAGAAAAAGCCGCACGAGCCGGCGTTCGTGGAGCCCGCCAAGAAGCCCGCGGTGCCGCGCGACGAGTACCACGGCAAAGGCGGCATGTACGCGATCGTGGACGGCAAGCGCGTGCCCTGCGACGACACCGGCAAGCCCCTGCCACCCAAGGTCGACGAGAAGGCCTGATACCGGTCCTGCTGTCACAACACCCCATCATTGAAGGAGCCTGAACATGGCGTCGAAGAAAATGCGCAAGCTGGCCATCCTGGCCAAACTGGAAACCGTTTACGGGACGGACCCCACTCCGACCGGCGCCGCCAACGCGATGGTGGTGCACGACGTGGAGATCACGCCTCTGGACGGTGAAGAGGTGGAGCGCACCAATGTGCAGCCTCACTTCGGCCACAACGGCGCGATCACAGCCACCTCATTCGCCCGCATCAAGTTCAGCGTCGAGCTGGCCGGCTCGGGTGTTCCTGGCACCGCCCCCAAGTGGAGCCCCCTGATGCGAGCTTGCTCGGTGGGCGTCACTGTCTCGGCCGGCGTGAGCATCACCTATGCGCCCATCACCGAGAACCAGGAGTCGGTGACCATCTACGGCAACGTCGACGGCGTCAACCATGTGATGCCCGGGGTGCGCGGCGAGTGCAAGCTGGGCCTGGACGCGAAGGGCAAGCCGGCGCTCATGTTCGAGTTTCAAGGCCTATGGACGCCCCTGGCAGACGCGACACTGCCGGCTGCCGCGTACACCGGCTGGGTAGCGCCTGTGGCTGTCAACAAGGCGAACACCTCGTTCTCGCTGCACGGCACTCTGGTCGGCATGACCCACTTTGACCTGGCTTTCGGCAACCAGGTGGAGAAGCGCGACACCAGCGAAGACGACACGGTGGAGATCGTGGACCGCAAGTCCTCAGGCAGCGCGGTGTTCGAGATGACGCCCGTGGCCACCAAGGACTGGGTCAGCATCGCCCAGGCCAAGACGCGCGGCAACCTGCAGCTGGTGCACGGCGTCACGGCCGGCAACATCATCACCGTCGCCGGCACCGGCACCGTGGAACTGGGCAAGCCCACGTACCAGAACCAGCAGGGCGTGCAGATGATCAACGTGCCCCTGCGGTTCGTGCCGACCTCGGCCGGCAACGACGAGTGGTCGATGGTCCTGACCTGACCAGGTCAAACCCGCAGGCACCTCTTTAACTCAAACAAGGAAACGCGATGGCACGCATTGCGCCGGTTCCCTATTTCTGGGACTACGTCACCTTCTACATGGTGGGTGACTTCGGCAAGCACATCAAGAGCCAGTTCAAGGCCAAGTACCGCCGCCTGGACCAGGACGAGTACGAAAAGCTGGCAGCCCGCGTGAACGCCGCGCGGATCGCGGCGATCACCGGTGCGCTGCGCTCGACGCCCGGACAGCCTGGCGATGCCGGCAAGGATCTGCCGGCAGGCAGCGCAGAGCCGATCACCGACCAGGAAGTGGTCGACCTGGTCTTCATGGACTGGGACGACATGGAAGACGAGGACGGCAACAAGCTGCCCTACACGAAGGACAACGAAGCGCGCGCCTTCAAGGCGCTGGGCTGCAGGGCCGCAGTGGTGACGACGTTCTTCGACGCGCACATGAAGGCCCCGGAAAAAAACTCCGGGGAGCCGTCCGGTACCACTACCGGCACCTCGGCGGCTCCAACGCAGCAGAAGACCGCGCAGACCTGAACCTGCAGGCGCAATGCCATGCCCTCGGTCTGGACTTGGAGCAGCTGGTGCCCGACGAGGCCGTCGCGGCGGCCAGGGACGAGATGGAGTTCGAGCTGTGGCCCGAGCACCAGAAGGCCTACGAGGTCTTCACCACCTGCGACACGCAGTGGGTGGTGCTTCTGGGCATCGGCGCCGTGTACTACCAGGCCCTGGACTATGCCCGCGTGGGGCAGATCGCCAGGGAGTGGCTGGGCATTGAGTTGACCCGCGAGCTGCTGCTGCAACTGCGGGTCATGGAGGACGAAGGAAAGCAGATCCTGAACGACTGAAGACCCGTTGGGCGAATTAAACCAAGACCGTTGAACCCAGGCAGCAAATGACCGATCGCGTAGTCTCAATCAGGATCACCTCGGACGGCCGGGCGTTCGTGGTCGACCAGGCTGCGAACGTGCAAGCCGTGCAGCAGCTGGGCAAGGCCGCGGAGGCTACGGGCAAGCAGCTGGACACCGCGGCCGAGAAGGTGACGCGCAAGGGACGCGCGGCCAAGGCGGCCGCCGCCGACGTGAAAGAGCTGGGGGACGCCGCCGGCGCGGCCGAGCCCAAGGTCAAGAAGGTGGGCGACGAAGCGGGCGCCGCCACCGACAAGGTGGCTCGCAAAGGCAAGGCGAGCAAGCAGGCCGCCACCGAGGTGAAGGAGCTGGGCGACGCTGCTCAGCGCAGCGAGCCGCCGGTCAAGAAGATTGGGGACACGGCGGCCGGAGCGTCCGAAGGTGTCTTGAAAGTTACGGCTGCGGCAGGCGCGGCGCTGCCTGGGCTGAAGAACGTCGGCGACCAGGCAAGCGGCGTTGCCCCCAAGTTCAAGGGGGTAGGCGACGGCGCAGCCGCAGCCGAGCCAAAGCTCAAGGGCATGGGCGATCAGGCGGCCCGTACCGCCATGCAGATGCGCCAGGTAGCGCCCCAGATCACGGACATCGTCACGCAAATCGCCGGGGGCCAGAGCCCCATACAGATCCTCATCCAGCAGGGTGGCCAGCTGAAGGACGTGTTCGGTGGCGTAGGCCCGGCGGTCAGCGCTGTGACCCGATACATCGGCGGCATGATTTCGCCGCTGACGGTGGGCGCGGGCGCGGTGGGTGCACTCGCCGTCGCCTACTACCAGGGGTCGGAGCAGAGCGCCGCCTTCACGCGCGAGCTGATCATCTCCGGCAACGCTGCCGGCGTCACGGAAAGCAGCTACGCCATGATGGCGCAGCGCCTGGCCGCGATCGGCGGCTCCCAGGGCGGCGCCCTGGATGCCCTGAGCCAGATCGCTCGCGAGGGCAAGGTCGCCGGTGAGCAGCTGGAGCGCTACACCGCGATCGCGCAGAGTATGGAGCGCGTGGTGGGCAAGGCGGTCGAGGACACCGCGAAGGAGTTCGGCGCCCTGGCCGGCGCCCCGGTCGAAGCCAGCCTGAAGCTCAACCAGACCTACAACTACCTGACTGCGTCGGTTTACAGCCAGATCAAGGCGCTGCAGGACCAGGGCAGGCAGCAGGAGGCGGTGAAGCTGGCGCAGGAGGCGTATGCGGCGTCTCTGGCGGTGCGGATCCCGCAGCTGGAGGCCACGCTGGGGACCTTCCAGCGCGCGTGGCGCGAGATCGGCGACGTTGCCAAGCGGGCCTGGGACCAGATGCTGGGCATCGGCCGCCAGGACACCATTGCGCAGCAGCTGGTCGCCGTCACCGACGAATTGAACCGGGCGCGCGGCAACAACAAGAACATGGCGCACCGTCTGCCTTGGCAGGCCAGCGAGGCGGAGCTGCAGCAGCAGCAGGCCTTCTTGCAGGAGATGGTGCGCCTGGAGCGCCGCGGAGCCGATGCGGCGGCCGAGCATGCGAAGCAGGTAGCGGCCCGTGGGCGGCTGGACAGCATGGCAGAGGCCTCGCTGTCCAAACAGGAGAAGCTGAAGCGCTCGATCGCCAAGATCGAAGCGGACGGCGCCACCGCGCAGTGGACACGCAAGCAGATCGACGACCTCATTGGTGCCGAGCGCAAGAAGTACGAGGACACGAGCGGAGACGCGGGGCGGAATGATGCGCTGGGCGCGCGGCTCGCTGCCATCAAGCGGGCAACGGAGCTTGAGGCGATCGCCATCAAGTCAGGCATCGACCAGGTCAACGTGGCCTACCGCCTGGGCGAAGTCACGCAGGCGGAACACATCGAGCGCGTTGCAGCCCTTGAGCTGAAGCAGCTGGAGACGCGGCGTGCGGCGGTGGCGGAAGAGATCGAGATCGCGGGAAAGGCCAAGAACAGCAAGAAGGCGGTCGCCGACCTCCAGGGGCAACTGGCCGTCGAAGAAGCCAAGATCACCGAGCGCCGCAAGCAGCTGCAGGAAGAGCTGGCGACCAGCCTGAAGGAGCGGGTTACCAAGGAGGCGATCGAGGCAGCGAAAGCGCATGAGGCGCTCTTCGCTGAGTTGGACCGGGGTGTTGTCACGCTCGGAGAGCAGATCCTGGCCCAACGAGAGCACAACGCCACGTTGGGGCTCACCAAAACAGCCCTCGCCGCCGTGCACGCCGCCAAGCTGGAGGATATGGCGAGCAGCAAGGAGCGCCTTGCCTCTTTAGCCGACGAGATCGACTGGACCCGGAAGCTGGGCGACACTTACCGCGACCAGGCCCAGGCCCTGCGTCAGTTGGCCCAGCTGAAGCGCCAGGGTGGCGCTAAGGAAGAGACGCTGGAGGCCGCCACGGACCTGCGGCGCGAAGCCGCCAAGACGGGCGAGTTCCTGGAGCGCACGCTGCTGGAGAGCGTGCAGCGCGGCTTCGAGCAGGGCAAGAAGTTCTCGGACGGCTTCTTCGCTTCGCTTAAGGCCACGGCCAAGACGTCCGGCATCCAGATCGGCGTGGGCTTCTTCACGGATGCGACGGGCCTGACCCGCAACAGCGGCGTGAGCCGCGCCGGCGGAATGCTCAACAGCGCCAGCAATGCGGGATCCCTCTACAGCGCCGTCAGCGGCTACAGCAGCGGCGTCAACACCGTGGCCGGCATGTTCGGCGCCGGATCCACCGCGGGCGCGTCCGCGGCTTCGCTGGGTTACGCCAACATGGTCGGCGCAGCGGGCGGTGATGCGCTGGGCGCGATGATCGCGGCCAACGGCAGCTGGGGGGGCGTGGCTGCAAGCGGCGCGGCCGCGGGCGGTGCGGCTGGTAGCGCCGGCCTCATGGGCACGCTCGGCGCCGCCATGCCCTACCTGGCTGTGGCCGCCCTGGTGATCGGCGCGCTGATGAAGAAGGGCGGGGGCCCGAAACAGGACGGCCAGTTCGGCGCGACGGCCGGGATGAACACGCTCGGAGGGCAGATCGCCTCGGGACAGTTCGGCGGGAATGAGCTTGCCGCCGGCGTGAAGCCGATCGTGCAAGGCATGCAGGGACAGTACGCTGGGTACGAGCGCATGTTCGGCCTGGACAAGATGGACTTCGGTGTTGCCGTCACCCGCGATCCGAAGGGCACCGCACCGACCATGCTGGAGCTGACGGCGACCAGGGGCGGCAACACCGTCTTCAGCAACATCAACCGCAACGTGGCCCGCGGGGACGAGGACCTGAACCAGGCGTTCGAGATCATGGTGACGGACGGCCTGCTGGGCGCGCTGAAGGCGAACGCGACCAAGCTGCCCAACACAATCGTGCAGTACCTGGACAGCGTGGCGCCTGGCGCCGACTTGGACACGAAGAAAGCTGCCCTGGCCAGCATCCAGGCGGTCTCGGCCTTCACCGATCAGTTCTCCGGCCTTGGCGGAGTGTTCAGCCGCCTGGGGACGATCTCGGTCCAGGCCCGCACTGAGCTGATCAAAGTCGGCGGCGGCCTGGAGGCGATCACCAACGCCACCGCCAGCTATTTTCAGCACTACTACAGCGAGGCCGAACGCGCCGGCATTTTGGCCAATCGTGTGGCGCAGGAGATGACGAAGCTGGGTCACAGCGCTGTCGACACGATCCCTGAGTTCCGCCAGCTGGTTGAGGCGATCGACCCGAACACCGAGGCCGGCCGAGCGCTGTACGCCCAGCTGATGCAGCTGGAGCATGCCTTCTTCGAGGTCCACGATCAGTCGAAGCAACTCAAGGAGGCTGAGGAGGCACGCAAGCAGGCCATCCAGGACAACGAACGCACGCTGGTGGACGCGTACAACCGCGAGGCCGACGCCCTGCGGGACCGCCAGAAGCGCCTAGAAGACTTCATCAACGTGCTGCAGCGGTTCAGCCGCTCCTTGAGCATGGGTGGCCTGGCGCAGCTCTCGCCGATGGCGCAACTGGATGCCACCCGCGCCGAGTTCCAGCGTGTGGCGGCGCTGGCGATGGGGGGCGACGAGCAGGCCCAGTCCAACTACCAGTCGGTGGCCGAGGCCTTCCTGGAAGCCAGCAAGGCGGTGAACACCAGCAGCGTGGCGTACTTCGCCGACCGTGACCAGGTGCTGTCGATGACGCGCCAGCTGGAGATCTCCGGCCGGGCGCAGATCGACGTGGGCAAGCTGCAGCTGGACGCGCTGAAGGCCCTGGTGGCGCCGCTGGTCAAGATCGACACCAGCGTGCTGACGGTGCGCGAGGCGATCGCGCAGCTGAAGCTGTCAGGCGGCGGTATGGGCGCCACCTCAGGGGGCGGCATCGGGTCGGCAGTTGCGGCAACCGGCTCGGCGGCGCAGTCTGCTGTAACCCAGCTCTACGCCGACCTTTTCGCGCGGGCGCCTGACCCGGGGGGCCTGGCGCTGTGGACGGGGATCCTGGAGTCGGGCAAGTCGATCGACTACGTGCGCGGTGAGATGCAGAAGGCGCCGGAGTGGCTGAACGCCCCCCGATTCGCTGCAGGCGGCGTCCACGCCGGCGGCGCCCGCATCGTCGGTGAAGAGACTCCGGAGCTGGAGATCACCGGCCCGTCTCGCATCTTCAATGCGGAGCAGCTGCTGCGCATGGTGAGCGATGCCGGCGGCCAGCGCGTCAACGCCACAGAGATCCGCCGGCAGACCAGCGCCATCGAGCGCACCGGCCGGCTGATCGAGCGGCTGGCCGTGTCGATCGACGGCAGCACCGCCGAGAACGCCGAGCAGTTGCGAGGCCTGAAGCAACACCTGGCGCACGTGCTGTCCAAGAGGGCGGCGGCATGAAAGAGCAGATCGTGCTGGTCGAGATCCAGGCGTACAACAAGGTCGCAGGCGCGGCCGAGACGCTGCGCTTCTGCGACGGCTTGGCCTACCGCCTGCGGCCCACCGAAGTGCCCGCCAACGCCCTGTATCGGCCCTTCCTGCTGGATCCGGGCTGGTGCCGCGTCGACGTCTTCAACCGCCCGGGCCAGTACGGCCAGGTCACGCCCGGCGAGGTGGTCCTGGACGACAGCTCCGGCACCCTCGGCGCGCAGCTGATCAACTACGCCTTCGACGGCCGCAGCATCGTGATCCGCATCGGCGATCGCGGCGCGGCCTACCCGGCCGGCTACGTCACCGTCATCAACGGCACCGTCGACGGCCAGCCCACCTTCGACGAGACCCGGATCACCTTCCGCCCGGCCGACCTGGCAGCCAGCCAGGCCAAGCCGCTGCAGCAGCTGCGCTACGCCGGCACCAACGCCCTGCCGGCAGGCCTGGAGGGCGTGGACGACCTCAAGGGCCAGGTCAAGCCGATCGTGCTGGCGCTGGCCAGCAACATGACGCCGCGCCTGGTGAACACCGCCAAGCTGATCTACCAGGTGTCCATCCCGAACGGGCTGGCTGCGGTTTCCTGCAGCGCCGTGCGCGATCGCGGCGTGCCCCTGACCCTGGGCGCGGCCTACGCGAGCCTGGCGGCCCTGCAGGACGATGCCCAGGCGCCGGCCGCGGGCGGCTTCAAGGTGCTGTCGACGGCGGCGGACGGCTGCTACTTCCGCCTGGGCAGCTCGCCGGTAGGCGCGATCACCTGTGACGCGGCTTACGGCGCCGCCGGCGATCGCACCCACGCCCAGGTCTGGAAGCGGATCCTGAAGTACATGGGCGTCCTGGACACGGCGATCTCCGCGGCGGACGTGGCGGCCCTGGATGTGGCACTGCCGGCGGAGATCGAGTTCGCTCTGTTCGACGAGACGCAAGCGGACTCCGCCCTGACCGAGGTGGCCACCAGCGCCGGCGCGGCCTGGTACGGCGACCCCTCGGGCGTGTACCGCCTCACCCAGTGGACCGCCCCGGCCGGCCCCGCCGTGGCCACCCTGACCCAGCTGCGCACCAGCGAGATCAACATCGTGGATCCCGCGGGCACCGGCGACGTGGCGCCGGCCTACCGCGTCACGCTGCAGCACGGCCGTAACTGGACGGTGCAGAACGACTCGGAGTTGGGCGGCGACAAGACCAACCCGGGCGTGGACACCGTCCGGGCGCCTGGCGCTCGAGCAGCGCTGGCCGCCCGCGCCTGGCTGGCGCTCGAGCACCGGACCGTTCCGGCCGAGGACGCCAGCGTGAAGACGGCGCATCTGAACGCGATCGAGCTGAAGCTCACCTCGCTCATCGCCGACACGGCCGCGGCGCAGGCCTTCGCCAACGCGCAGCTCGCCCTCTACAAGGTGGCCCGGCACTCGATGGCGCTGACGCAATGGCTCTCGCCTGCGCAGATCGCCCTGGTGCGGCCGGCGGCGGTGGTCACCGTAAAGGGCTCGCGCTGGGGCTACGACGCTGGCCGGCTGATGCGGATCGCGGGCGTGAAGGTCGATCGGTGGACCGGCAAGACCGAGCTGGGGGTGTGGGGCTGACATGGCTGCAGTGAAGTTCTGCTTCCCCAACTGGACGCTCGACACGAACGTCATCACGCCGACAGCGACCGGGGCGGCCTGGACCGACCTGGCGAACCTGAAGGGCGAGGTGCTGTCCGAGATGGCGCGCTGCCCAAGCCTGGTGCTGGCTGACAGCAAGTTCGTGATCGACCTGGGCACGACCCGCAACATCAGCGTGCTGGCCATTCCCTTCCACAACGCCCAGATCGGCAACCTGGCGCGCATGCGCCTGGCCACGGACGCGGGCTTCGCGGACGTGGTGGTCGACACGGGCTGGAAGGAGTTCTTCGGCGAGGTGTACCCCTGGGGCACTCTCCCCTGGGGCCACGTGTCCTGGGTGGATGGCCGGCTGAACGCGGAGCAGGCCTACCAGCGCGTGCCGCCCTGGATGCACGTCCTGGGCGAGGAGGTTCTGGGGCGCTATCTGGAGGTGCAGCTCGACTTCACCGGCAACACGGACGGCTTCGTCGACGTCGGGCAGATCGTGGCGGCGTCCGCGCTCAGCCCCGTCTACAACGCCTCGCGCGGCGTCACGCCGCCGTTTTACGTGGACGCGAGCACGAAGACGCGAGCCAAGGGCGGGCCGATGTTCGCCGATCGGCGCAAGCCGTACCGCGTCTCGAAGATGCAACTGCAGCACCTGAGCCTCAATGAGGCCTATGGCTCCTTCTTCGAGATGGTCCGCGAGCTGGGTGTGAGCAAGCCGTTTTTCTTTATCTACAACTCGGACGCCGCCGCCGCCTTCCTGCCCAAGCAGAGCTTCATGGCCATCGCCGAGGAGATCACCCCGCCGGTGCAGCCCTATGCGCTGGAGTACTCGATGGCGATCGAGATCACGGAGCAGTTTTAACGAGGTCAAGCATGGCATTCACCTTCACCATCAACGGCAACGTGTACACCAGCGACCCGGCCAACGTCACGGCGGGCGCCACCAGGCGTTTCATCGGGTACGGCTACATCACGGCACTGGCTCTGCTGGTCGAGGACATCATCGCGGTCGCAGCGGCGGTGCTCACGAACAAAGAGGACGCCGAACAGGCTGTCACGGACGCCGTGCAAGCCAAGGATCTCGCTGTGATTGCAAAGAACGCAGCGGAGACCGCCCTGGACAACATGGACGACCGCTATCTCGGCTCCAAGGCGGCGGACCCGGCCGTAGACAACGATGGCAACGCGCTGACCGACGGGGCGTACTACTTCAACACGACCGCCAAGGCGGTCAAGTTCTACGACCTGGCCACCGCCACCTGGTACGCGCCCCCGACCACCTCCGCAGGCCTGCTACAGAAGGCGGGCGACACCATGACGGGCGCCTTGAACATGGCCGACCAGCAGCTGGTGCGCGCCCTGCTCAAGGATTCGGCGGCCAAGTTCGTGGACCTGGGCGCCAGTGGCACTGCAGCTCAGGTCCTGGACCACGAATTGGCCCACCACTTCAAGAGCACGGCGACCGGGAACCATACGGTGAGTTTCTCCAACTGGCCGGCCACTGACACGGGGTTCATCGTCTACGAACTCGTGAACGGTGGGGCGTTCGCTGTGACGCTGCCGACCATCAACTTCGTCAAGCCAGACGGGACGACGACGACCAGCCTGGGCACCTACCTCACCGCCCTCGGCATCTCCGGCCGCACGACGCTGCAGAGCGCCGGTACCGACATCTTCCTGCTGATGAACACGGCGAACGGGACGCCGCGCGGGGTGCTGCTGAAATGAGCGCATTGCTCCTTTCCTTGTTCATGGCTGCGGGCATCGGGCCCGCAGCGCAGACCTACGTGGACGATGTGTTCAGCGCGTACACGTACACGGGCAACGGCGGCACGCAGGCGATCAACAACGGCATCGACCTTGCGGGCAAGGGTGGGCTGGTGTGGGTAAAAAAGCGAGCGACAGGGACGGCAGATCACCACCTTTATGACACTGCCCGGGGCGCAACTTTTCAGTTGCTTAGCAATGGAACAAACGGGGCGATTACAAGAGCCACGGGGCTTACGTCATTCAACGCAGACGGATTTACCCTCGGTGCGTACAGCGAAGTAAACGGACTTTCAACCACCAACGTCGCATGGACCTGGGCCGAGGCTGCCAAGTTCTTCAAGAAGAACACCTTCAGCCACACAAACGGCGTAGCAACCGCCATCGACCTGTCCACGCTGGGCACCGTGGGCCAGGTCCACGTCAAGAGCACCGGGGTCGGTGACTGGCTGGTGTGGCACCGGAGTCTGACGGCAGGCAACAACCTGCGTCTGAACACCACGTCGGCGCAAAGCACCACTGATGCGTGGCTCAGTGTCTCGGGAACGACGCTGACCATCTCGGCCTCCGCCCCTTCGGGCAGCTACGTCTATCACGCATGGGCTCACGACACCAGCAGCACAGGGCTGATTCAGTGCGGGAGCTTCGTCTGCGATGCAAGCGGAAACGCAACGGTCAACCTCGGGTATGAGCCGCAGTTCATCGTCAGCAAGTTGGTCAACGTTGCGAGTGGTTGGCAGGTCCGCGACAGCGCACGCGGGTTCTCACACTCCGCGAACGCCATGCTCAACCCGAACAACAGCAACGCCGAGGCCAGCACGGCGGCGGATTTCAAGCCTACGGCCACCGGATTCACGGTGAGCGGCTTCGTAGCGGGCTGGGAAGTCGCCTACATGGCGATCCGCCGCCCCAACAAGCCTCCTACCAGTGGAACGCAGGTTTACAACGCGGTGGCGAGAACGGGAACGGGAGCGGCAGCAACGGTGACGGGGGTGGGGTTTGCGCCTGATTTGGTGATCGACTGCGACAGGCAGTCGGTAACAGTAGAGCCGTTCAAGTATTGGTGGGACAGGCTGCGTGGTACTCGCTTCCTCTGCTCAAACAATACGAACGCAGATAACAGCGCTGCCGACGACTTCGCTGGCTTTGACGCTATGGATGGCTTCCTAGTCGGCCCGTCTTTGTCAGCGAGAACCAATGAGGCGGGGCGCTCTTACATCAACTGGTGCCTCAAGCGTGCGCCTGGCGTCTTCGATGAGGTCTGCTGGACCACCAGCGGAACGCTTCAAACGAACCGCCGCATTGACCACCGGACGCTCGGCGTGCCGCCCGAGTTGATTATCAGCAAGTCTCGCAGCGGAACAGGCCATTGGTGGGTGTACGCGCAGGCACTCGGCCGCAGCTCGAATCTCATCTTGAACAGCAGCGGGGCGGCGGCTGCCGTTGCGAACGTCTGGGGCGCCAGCGACCCGACGGCTACTGACTTCGGTGCTGACGAAACCTATATGTTCAACGCGAACACCACGATGGTGTCGTACTTGTTCGCCACCAAGGCGGGCATCAGCAAGGTGGGGAGCTATGTGGGCAACGGCACCACGCAGGTGATCAACTGCGGCTTCGCGGCAGGAGCGCGGTTCGTATTCATCAAGCGCACTGACGGAGCAGGTCACTGGAACCTGTTCGACACAACACGCGGCATTGTTGCTGGCAACGACCCGGCCCTAAAACTGAACAACACAGACGCCGAAGGCACTGGACTCGATCTGATCGACCCTGCGCCATCTGGATTTGAGGTTGGTGGGACCGCTCCCGGAGTCTGCAACGGGGCCGGTGAAACCTACATCTTCTTCGCCGTCGCGTAAGGACCACACCATGAACACCTACCGAATCCGATCCTCCGGCGCCCTCATGAGCGAGAGCGAGCTTCGCCTGCACTTCGAGAAGGTCATCATCGACGGCCAGGAGTGCAACCGCTCCCTGCCAGTGATTCTTGGCGCTGCCGAGCGCGAGGAGCTGGGCTTTGACCCGGTGCTGGAGTCGCCGGCCCCGACTGTCACGGCCTACCAGTCCGTCCAGCGCGACGGAGTCGTTCAGGACGGACTGGGCAACTGGGTGCATGCATGGAAGGTCACTGTGCTTGAGCCGGAGCAGATCGAGGCGCTCAAGAACTCGAAGCGGATTGAGAAACGAGAGGCGATCAAGGCGCATAGGGACGCCCTGCAGGTTGCTGGTTGCCCGGTCGGCACGGACTGGTTTCACAACGACGTGAAGTCTCGTGGCCAGTGGGAGCGAATGGTCAATCGCGTCGACAAGGAAGGCTTAGCGAACGATGCCCCGTACACGATCGCTGGTCAGCCGGTGCCGTGGCAAACGATGGCGGGTGACTCGGTTTTGCTCACTGCCGGAAAAATCCGGGCGGTCGTGGCGGCGATGGAAGTGCGGGAGGCAGTGCTTTTCGCGGTTGCAAAGCAGCACATAGCTGCCGTCAACGCCGTCGCAGATCCGGCCGCGTACATCTTCACCGGCCCCGGCAAAGGCTGGCCAGCGCAATTTGTGCCGCCGGACGGAGAGGCTCCGTGAAGGTTGCGCTCTACATCGGTGATCACGCGCAGGACGGCCTGCTGACCCGCCTTGGCTGGGCCGCTACCCGCTTGGCGCAGAAGGGGCCGTACGACCAGGTGACCCACGTCGAGGCCATCCACTTGGAGCTATCGGACGGCACCGTGGACATCGCCAGCGCCAGCCTGCGCGACGAGGCGCGCGTGCGCACCAAGAAAGGGGTGCAGCTCGACCCTGGCCACTGGTGGATCGTTGACATGCCCGCCTGGTCCACGACGGGATCGCGTGAGTGGTTCCGTGAGCACGACGGCGCGCCTTACGACAAGCGCGGCGCGGTGGCCACGGTGCTCCCGGGTCACCCGAAGGGCGGGTACTTCTTCTGCAATCACGCGGTGGGCGCGTCGGCGGGGCAGAAGGCAGCGGCGTACTACACGCCTGCGCAGTTCGCCGGCATCTGCTTCACCTTCGGGCGGGATGTGACGTTGGACTTCTTCATGGCGCGCGCGCCGATCGGGAGGGCTGCGCTGGCATAAAGACGAGGCGAGTGGCACGGTGCGTCAACACCGTGCCACCCACCTACTACCGTGGGTTAGCACGGTCTCGGCCAAAGGCCTCGCCACCTGGTACCAGGCGGTGAGATTCTAAAAGTTAAAGCAGAGATCGTGAACGATGAGCAAGACGACGGATGAGCCGGGCGAGACCGGCATGGTGTTCGATGACGCGGTGATGGGAATGGGCCTGGGGGCGCAGCCGATCATTCCCTGGGTGGGTGGCAAGCGCCGCCTGGTGGCAGAGATCCTGCCGTGGTTCGAGCCACATACGTGCTATGTGGAGCCGTTTGCAGGTGCAGCGGCTTTGCTCTTTAACAAACAGCCAAGCAAGGTCGAGGTGCTCAACGATGTGAACGCCGACCTGGTCAATCTGTACCGCGTGGTGCGTCACCACCTCGAGGAGTTCGTGCGGCAGTTCAAGTGGGCGCTGACCAGCCGAAAGCTGTTCGAGTGGGCGCAGGCCACGCCCGCGGAGACCCTGACGGACATCCAGCGCGCGGCTCGCTTCTTTTACCTGCAGAAGCTCGCCTTCGGCGCCAAGGTGCAGGGGCAGACGTTTGGGGTGGCCACCACGGCCAGCCAGGCGCTGAACCTGCTACGGATCGAGGAAGACCTCAGCGCGGCCCACCTGCGGCTCTCCAGGGTCGTGATCGAGCACATGGACTGGGCAGCCTGCATCGCACGCTACGACCGGCCGCACACGCTGTTCTATTGCGACCCGCCTTACTGGGGCACCATGGGATACGGCGTCGGCTTTAGCCTGGAGCAGTACGACCGCATGGCCGAGCTGCTGCGCACAATCAAGGGCAAGGCGATCGTCAGTGTCAACGACATCCCGCAGATGCGCCTGGCCTTCAAGGGCCTGACGATCCGCAGGCTGGCTATCCGGTACACGGTGGGCAGCTCAGGCCAGGGCCGCGGTGAAAAGGGCGAGCTGCTGATCAGGAACTGGTGA